TTGCTGTAGCAGTAGCACCAGATCCGTTTCCAATGATCGTTACAGTTGGTGCGGTCGAATACCCAGCACCGCTATTTTCTGCAACGGTTACGCCTGTTACTGCGCCACCAGCGGTTAGGGTAATTAGAGTTGGTGGCGTTCCGCCCAAGTCTGGACCAGTAACGCTCGCTGTGGCTGATGTATAGCCAGTGCCAGCGGTTGTAACTGTGATCGCACGCAACTTCCCGCTTTGCTGTTTTACTGTTGTGCCATCCCAAAACATTAGCGGTCCAACTCCGTCACAGATATATTCCAAGTCATTGAACTGCGTCATATTGACCTTGCTTGTTGCAGAAATTGAATAACCATTTTGCCAAGTCCTGGTTACTCCGCCCCAGGTTGAGGTTGTGGTTGACCACACATCAAGGGCTGGTTGCAAGGATGCCGAAGTACCACCAGTATTGCTAATTATGCTTAATCTTCCGTTGGCAACGGTAAGCAATTGTTCGTTGGCTGATGTATCGTAGTAAGCCAATCCTCCGACAGATGTAGTTCCACAAGTGGCGGCAGTAGCGAAATTTGCAAATCCGTAACGAGTTTCAATCCTACCCCGTGGAGAGATGGTCATGTTCTGCATCTCTTGCACTTGGTTTTCAGCCAAGAGATCGGCTTGCAACCCGCTGGCTTGACCGCCAGTAAATTGACGTATGCCGTCAAAGGCAAGCACGTCATCGGTTGCGTCTGTGAAATAAGGCATAAGAGTTGCCCCTTCTAAGCTGAAAACATTTCTTCTATCGTAAGCTCCCCAAGACTAACAGGCGTAATTTGCTTGATGCCACCAACCTGGCTTAATTCATAGTTCGCCATTCCAGCAAGATCCGAGTTCGCTGCTTGAGTAACAACCTGTGCCTTACCGTACTGCCGTTCTCTTTCAAGAGCATCAGCGTGAGTTAACGCCAATACGACATGATTAACGTGAGGCAAGCGCAGTTCATCGTTAATGGCGTTGCTGGATGGAGGAAAATCTACAACGTAGTTGTTGCGTGTTAGGCAAGACAATTTCTCTACCACGCGCAGGACGGTTGTTCCAGCCGTTGCAAGCCTTGGATAAAGGTCAAGCTGTGCAACTCCAGATGTGTTGCGACCAGTAAAGTGATATACCTGGGGATCTCCAGTTCTTGTGTCCTCAAGCAAGTCGGAGTCTTGGCTTACAATGGTTGCCAAATCAATTGGATCAACTTCGCTCTTGTCGTAAGCAACTGAAAGAGGGGTTTCAACATTTGTGCCAAGAGTAATCGTGCGGCTAGTGCCAACCGAATAGGTGGAGCTAGTAACACTTTCCCGCCAGGGCGCAAAGTTCCAAACCCTGCGGTAATTTAGCGAGGCTGATTTTTGCAGGAATGCGAGAGTGGTTGCGTCAGTTTTACCAATCTTTTCGCCAGCATACTGAGCTATTTCAGATAGAGTCATTTAGCACCTCTGGCCAGACAGACTTAATCTCTTCGGGCGTAGTGCCTAGAATTGGTGTATTCGTAACATCCCGAAGTTCTTGTTTTTTTAACGCAATCTCTGCTTGCTTGGTTGCGTCAGCAGTCTCAACTGCCTTCATAAACTCAATATCCAAAGAGGCAAGTAGAGGCTTGCGAGCCTCGCGCCATTTGTCTTTCCAAATCGCTTTGGCTTTATCTGGATTCACAATAATCATTCTTGGTACTCCCATGCGTTGCGGAAGGTGCGATCAGATGGAATTTCTGAGGCATCCACAATCTTGAATGGTTTGCCTGCTGGAACATCCTTGGATGCCAGTTCTTCAATTGTGTGAATAAGCAAATAGCTTGGAGTTGGGGTAATTATTGCCACTCCTTCGCCTGCTGGATAAATGATTTTTTTGTTCATAGTGGGTGTGGCTATATAATTATCACAGAATTATTACAGAAACATTTGAGTTATCCACATTTCCAGTTGATCCGCCGTTCCCTATTGCAATTCGTAGCTGGCTATCTGTTTTAAGAGTTGGCGTTCCAACCTCTGATGGTGAATGTACGCAACATTGAATTGCTGTATTATTTGCAGCATAAGAATTGATGCCAAAACTAACCGCATAATTAGCATTTGCTAAAGCTGTTGAAAAATTCACCGTGTAATCACCAATATTATTATCCGTAATGCTCGACACATTGAAATCGCTGTTAATTGCAACTGTTCCATTTCCATTAAAATTAACCCAAGCCCTTGCAGTTCTGCTGGCTACGTTGTCTGCTTCGGTTGTGCTGGTTGATAGTTTTGCAAATGTAATTGATCCGTCTGCTGGTGAAGCAGAAAATGTACCAGTTGTTGCTGATGTAATTCTTCCTTTTGCATCAACAGTAATGAATGGGATTGCTGTTACGCTTCCATAAGTTCCAGCAGTTGCTCCACTTGTTGCAAGTGTTGCCGTGCCTTGGCTAATCGTAAAATCACCAGCAAGAGTTGTGGAAAGATTTGCAATCGTTCCAGTAGTGCTATTAAGCGTTCCAATCGTTCCAGTTGTGCTGTTCAGCGTGGCAACTGTTCCAGACGTAAAAATTCCAGCAGTTCCAGTTGTGGTTCCAGCAGTCAGAGTTGGAATTAAACCAGTTGTGATTGTTCCGTTTGTAATAGTGGCCGCAGTTGATATAGTAGTTCCAGCGGTAAGTCTTGTAATTGTGGCGGTAGAAATTGTGGCAGTAGTGCTAACTGTTCGGTTTCCAGTAGCCGTGCCGTAAGTAAGTTGCTCGGCAATGTTCGCATTTGTAAATGTTCCGCCAGTAAGCGTGTCGTTTAATAGTTTCTGGATTGTTACTTTGTTAGCCGCGCCACTGCTTCCAGCATCCGTATCGGCAATGAGAAGCAAGTCAGCCGTACTTACAGTTGCTGCGATTGCGGTTTGATCTGCAATTAAGCCGCTATAAATATCCAGCAGGCCGACTATATTATTTAGCTTTGCGCCTGTTACTTGATCGCCATCAGCAAACGATTGACCTGTATTAAATTTAGCCATATTAAGCCGTAAACCTCATTGCGGTTGCGTATAGAGTGCCTGCTGGAGTTGTGCCGTGGGAAACTGTATCTGTATTAAGTATTACATATCGAATCGTATCTGTCGATTCAACCCTAAACGAAGGAATTAGTCTTTGAGCCAAGGTGGCGTTTGTGCCTGTGCTTGAACCAATTGATGTAAGCCCACCAAAGACAATGTCTCCCAAGGCTGCGCCTGTTACCGCAAATGTTCCTGTTGTAACATTTGATCCCGCCGTAGCCGAATCTAGGTCTTGGAATGTAGAGCCAGTAAACGCTGCTGTGCCGAAGCTGACCGCAGTTAGCTTCGGACCACTCGCACCAACCTGAAGTGTGCCAGTCGTTCCTAGGCCAGTATTGCTGATCGTAGCGGAGGCAATCGTTCCTAGCGTGTTTGTGCCAGTAGAAGATGTAAAGCCAGTTGAGAAGGTTGTTACGCCATTGATTGTTGGGATAGTCGCACTGCTAATCGTAGCCGTGCTGATTGTGGCTGTGCCAATCGTAGTCGTGCCAGTAGTGGCAGAGATGCTGGAACTAAAGGTGGCTGCACCTGTTACGCCCAGGCTGGATGATAGAGTGACTGCACTTGTCACACCTAGGCTAGAAGACAGAGTGGCTGCTCCTGTAACGCCAAGGCTAGAAGACAATGTGACCGCACCAGTAACAGCTAGGCTGGAAGCAAGCGTAGTTGCACCCGCTACGTTCAGCGTGCCTGTGGATCTTACCCCAGCACTGGAAAGTTCCAACGCGCTAACCGTATTGTCTCCATCAGTAACGGCTTGCAGGGTTGCATCTATCCCGCCCAAGCCATCAGTCTTCAGTAGCTGTGTGTAGCTACTCTGGATTGTCTGTGTTCCGAGTGTGGGCATTTAGTCTCCTAGTTAGAAAGGCGGTTTTTAAGGACATCCCAGGCCATTGAGCAAGCAAGCCCTATTAGCCCAGCTACAGCCAGAACCTTGGTCCGAAGGTGTTCCAGCGCACCTAATCTATTAGCAACATCCCCGTGGAAAGCAAGTGACCTTTCTACCATAGCGTAAAGCTGAACCTGACGCTCTTCCATCCTAGCGAGCCTAACTTCCATGTTCCAGATTTGGTCTTCGCTCATGGCTTAAAACGGCTTCTCGCCAGAGGCTCTGGCTGCATCGCCCATCGTAGGCGAGTTGGTATATTTAGACGTATATTCTTGCATATCTTTATCTTGCGAGCAAGAGGATAGCACAAAACAAAGCAAAAGTAGGTTAATAAATCGCATATTTAGTGTTTAAGTACGCCTCAACCTGCTGGCGTTCTGGGGTTGTGAGGACTCGGTTGTAGACAATCATTTCTGCTATGCTCGATGCACCGCCAATAGTTGTGTTAAATGTACCCATATTACTCGAAACATTGCCAGTGCCAACAGATGTCCCATTTAAATATAGTGAAGCAGAAGAAGTATTAAATGTTGTTCCAATTACATAATTTGTATTGTTATTTGCAACTGAACTTGAGGTTACAATGTCTCCTCCATCTGTTGTTATATAAAATGCATTAGTGCTGGCAATGCCGCGACTAAAAACAAAATTACCGCCTTCACCTTCTTGAGTCAAAATGCCTCCAGTATTTGAAGAAGCAAAACGAGCTACAGTAATGATTGTTCCAACAAATGAAACTCCATCCCAAATTACTGGAACTATCATATTAGAAGACGCATTAAATGTGATAAAAGATTTGCCTCCAATTAGAGAATAAGTTCCGTAAGTCTCCGTATTGGTTGCATTTCTTCCGTTTCCGCTTTGGTCTGCCCAGGCTGCTACATTCTCTGTATTTACTGTTGAAGTTGTAACGCTTCCGCTGATTGATCCATCTGGAACAATAACTTTTGTACTTGTCGGAGATCCAGTTCCATTTGTCAGAGTCCAAGCTCCTACAAAATTATTTGTATTATAGGCAATGTCAATATCATCTGCATCGTAAACAAACCCATCATCCAGAATAAAATATCCATTTGCATTTTCCCATCTTCCAGAGTTGGGACTTGTTGCGGTATATGTTACATTCGCCGATGTATATGCTCCAGTAAATCCAGTTATAGTTATTGATGAAATGTATTGCTCAATCGGACTCCAAGTTATTCCATCTACAGATCCAAAACCACCATACCCACTACCAGATAAAAATAATTCATATCGAGCCTCTGAAGAATTCCAATTCATTTGCCTTCCAGATGGTGCGGAAAAACTATAATTATCTACAACGCCATTTGTATAACTAGGAGTTCCAATTGTTGTATATGTTCCGTTAAAATTTGGTGTGCTTGTTCCAGAGATTATAATTTGAGATGCGTAATTGAAAGATAACTTGCTTACACCAGCATCAGCCTTGAGCCATAGGGATAGGCCAGATTGGGGGATTGCTGATCCTCCACCACCAACCTTGCGGATGTTCTGTACTCCTAGTCCTAGAGATAGTCTTGGCATATAATCAAGCGGCGGTGATGGTTACTGCTGGGCCAGATCCGATTATGTACATCCATCCAGTAGTTGGAATTCTTGTTGAATCAATGCTTGTATTTGTAGCTCTTATTTCCCCATTATTTACATCCAAAACCCATGTTAAGGGAATTACGCTGTTCCAGGTTAATTGTTGATACTCGCCATCGCCAAAATTAAAATCCCAGTATGTGTTTGATGATTTAGCATATTGCGTGTCGCTAAAATAGCCAAAAGAAATAATTAGGTCGCCTACTGTTGAGGCAACAATCCCGCTAGGCGCGACTCCACCACCAACCTTGCGGATATTCTGCACCCCCAAGCCTAGAGACAATCTTGGCATAAAATCACAATGCAATCACCCGCCAAGGGATAGAACCTTTGGCGGTGTGGTTGCTTGAATCATTAACCAGCTATGTAGCCGATCACCTTGCCAGTTCCAGCCGTGTAGCTGTCGAACTCGCCATAGATGATGTTGCCAGAGCCAATCGTAACGCCAGTCAGAGTACCATCATATTTACCGCTGATCGCGCTAAACGTGGTATCTGAGAGCATTTGGATTGCCCAATAGCCAGGTGCTGCCGTTCCAGTGCTTCCTACGGAAAATCCGTATTGGGCTTGGAACTTGTCTAATGCGCGGGACATTAGCTATGCAGGGCAATCCGATAGGATGTGCCGTTAAGAGTCACGTTCAAGGACGCAGGGGCTGTTGCAACTGTGTTAACAGTGCCACCGCTGGAACTTGCAGTAAACTCAATGACGTTGGCGAAGTTAGCACCGTTGATGCGGACAGCTTTGTTCTTCGCCTTAATTGGACTGCGTTGAAACTCATCACTCATTTTATTTTCTCCTTAAAGTCGCACGTTTGATGCTATCTGGCGTGTACTGACTTCTGAATCTACTGCCAAGCTTTTGTTCCTGGCGATAGTACCCCTTCATTAAGTTTGTTTGATTGACTCCCAGCGGGTTGTCGAGGGGTTCGCCAACCCCCACTAGGCTCAATCTTTGCGGGACGGTGAATCGTTTAAGGTAACGAGGGACAGAATCCCTTTCGGCCACAGCCTTTTCCAGTTCGACAACTTTCCCATTTCTGGAGTCCTCGTACTGGTAAACAGGCATTAGCTATAGTTTTCCTTATCCGACTCCTCGGCCAGCTTCATCATACGGTCTTCTTCGGACTCTTCGGGTTTAGCAGATTCTTCTTCGGGTTGTTCAGCCATAGCGTTGTTTACACGCACCATAGCCACACCACCTTCGATTTTCTCCACTACACCTTCCAGTTCCACCATGTCTCCAGCTTCTGGTGTGGCGTTTTCTTCGCCTTCACCTAGCTCGAACATAGAGATCGGCAATTTAACCAATCCTTCTTTCATAGCTGGTTTCTCCTTGGTGGAAGAGGCTGGGGAGGTTTTACCCTCCCCAGCTTTCCGAGGACCCATACCAATGACTAGCATGGTTCCCATTTAATTATTAGCTGTAGTTGGACTTCGCAACGATGACTCGGAAGAACCGAGGATCGAGTTGCTTGGCCGCATAGAACGTCTTGAAGGACGCAACAACGCGCTGTCCATAAGGATCGCTCTTATCAGCAGCATCAAGGATCGTGACCTTCGGTGCGAAGGGCGAGCCAGAGGCGGCCAATGAGGACAAGCTAGGAACACCAAACGCGCCACCACCGAGGAGGACGTTGGCATAACCAGTGTTAACACCAGTTGTTCCTACGCTGTTTTCAGCGATACCAGATGCAGAGGTATTGAAGGTCTGGACGTTGGTCGAGGAAATCACCGACACGCCAAACAATTTACCAATCTCACCTTTGTAGATGGCTTCGGGGTTCGAGTAGCTCGAAACCTTCAACCAATCATCGTCCTGCTGTAGATCACGGATAACGGCAGGATGCGCAACAAGCGCGTAGCCGTCCTTGATCTTAGGAGCGCGGGCGATGAACAACGAAGTCGCACCATCGAGCAAGTCGGTGGCGGTCATTGCGCTGTTAGCAACTGACGAGGTAGCCCAGGTCGTTCCGTTCGTTGTGTTTTGAGCATAACGAGCGTAGGACTTGACTGCTACACCAGTACCAGTGCTGGTCGAGGAATCCTGCACCAACGCGCGGTGACAGAGTGTGTCAGCGTGGAGGGCGGCATCTTCGCCGAGTTGTTTGGTGGCCTGCGCCAAGTGCGAGAACAATTCGGTAGCGAGAACAACATCCGTTAGGATGATCTTGCTTCCGTATTGGACAAGCGTGGCTTCAACCGAGGATAGCGTCAGATCGCGCTCGTCACCGCTGGAGGGCGTTGTGCCTTCCGACAGTGCCGAAATTGCGCTGATGCTTGGGTCCCCGAACCTAAAAAACCTTATGGTTTTATTTCCGCCAGTTTTGGTCGGGTAGGGGGTTTTCATTGCAAATTGCTCCATTTGGAGCAATGGGATTGCACGTTCCAATAACGCCTTCGAGAAGTACGTCTGGAACTGTGCGGTGACTGAACCAGTAGTTACCATATAATTAAGTATCCTTGTTTGTTATGACTACTCAACCTCTGTCAACTTCGCTTGCCATTTTCATCAATTCACGTTCTTGCTCATCAAGAGTCAGTTCGTGAAAAGCTTTAGTCTTGGCAGGACCTTTGGGTTGTCCAGACGCTGGAGTAGTCGCTTTTCTGAGTTGAGAAAGTTCTTTCTCATACTCTGCAACCTTTTTCGACAAATCGGAGGCGGACTCCGCTTGGAGCTTCACCTTTGCAATTCCAACCGCATCCTTGATCCCCGCTGGGTAGTTACGCAGGATTGCGTGGTTTTGCAACATTTCCGATACGGCTTTATACAATGTGCTGGTTGAATCTTTAAGTTCTGGATTTGCTTCTACTTCATCAAGCAAATTTTTATCCCAGGCAGACTTTAGTTCTGCTTGGGTTTTCTGCTCGACTTCTTTCCTGTCCTCGACTTCGATGTCACCAGCTTTTTGTTCGGCAAGTTTTGCAAGATCGTCACGGCCTTCATCACGGTAGCTCTTTGCTGCTTCC